AAACGACTGTATTATAAGTTTCAATCCAGTTTGCTGAATTGCTAGCTAATACTGTAGCAGCTATTACTGGAAGTATATTACCTATAGTACCACTATTTGATGCTGAATTTTTGAAGACTGCACTTATAGCTACTATGCCAGTGTTTTGGGAAGCATTATTAAATTCCCCATATTTAATTACACCAGAGTTAATAGTGCTCTGATTAAAAGTACCTAAACCATCGAGTTGAATGTTGTCTAAATTTGCCATAAAATTATTTTTTTTGTTTTACTAATTTGCGTATGGATCACAGGATTCTATACCAGTTATACCAGCAATTGGATGAACAGTGTATTTTACTAAGTCCATATAAAAATCACCACTAAAAGCTTCGAAAAAATTTGGATATTTATATAATATTGTCCCGTGTGTTAAAATATCTTCGGGATGCATATATAAAATTAAAGACATTCCATTATTAATATTGCATGTAGTAGAACCACGTAACGGTAATCCAGCTATATGAATTGTTCCCCCCACAGAAGAAGCATGAATGACAGCAGTTGTTAAATCATATACATCTCCATACACGATACCATTATTTTGAGAATTATTTACAAAACTAGCTTCACCCAAAACAGTACCATTATTAATTGAATTATCAGAGAAAATGCCATGCTCCACTACACCATCATTAGTAGAATTATCATAAAAATATGATATTAATTGTGGGTCGAATTGTGGATAAGACATAATACTATTATTATTTATCTTAAATGACTACCCAAAAATTATTTAAATTTTATTTTTTTTTATAAATTCTATTTTCTTTTTTTCCATGAATCATAAAATGCCATTTCAACCAGTTATCGGTCTGATTCATTATATCGGGATTATTTTCTCTATACGTATCCAGACAAAAATCTTCGGGAATATCTATTTTATATATTCTATTCTCTTTTATTCCATGATTTATATAATGAGATAAAATTTCATGAAAATTTCTTCCACTTTTAAATTCCTCGAAATATCTATTAATATTTAAATAGGATAAATCTTCGTTAAGTCTCAAATACTCATCAGAATTGAAGTCTGTATAATTTATGTCATTCATAAATTTATAATATAATATTAAAGTGTTATTATATTTTCTATTTGTTCTAAATTAGATTTCCACTTTTCCACTTCAAATTCATTATAGTACACAAATCTATCATCATCTATAATAAAATTTTGATCTGGTCTTTGTTTTGGATTGAAGAACCCACATATTGGAATACGTATTTTCGTATCTGGTTCGCCAAAATATCCAGCCAAATACGAAAATGTAGATACACTTAAACATTTATGCTTAGATTTTCTTAATAACTCAAAATCATAATATGGGTCGTTAGTATTTTCTAAAAAAATAGCATCTTTAAAATTTTCTCGTAATGAATTTATAATTATATTATCGTCTAATTGGCCCATAAAAACTGGAATACATTTAGTCTCTTTTATTATTTTTTTATAAAATTTATGTGGAATTACATTGTAATGTGGATGAATATCATCTTTAAATATATCCCCCATACGTATATTAATCATTAAATGATTATCATCAAATATAGGAACTTTTATTTTATTATTAGATACAATTTCCATGAAATGATCTTTATATTTCGTATATAAATTCATATTCATAGAATAAAATTTATTAAAAACTCCAAAATCAATCTCATTTTTTAATTTTTTAATAAAAGGCTGAATATCTTGAGTTTGAGGTGGAATTTCAATTAAATTCATTTTATCATTTTTATCCCAAATTAAAACTTCTTCATCCTTTAAAAATAAAAATTCTTTATAATCTTTATGAAAATATATAGGAACATCAGATTCTTTAGCCAGAACATATGATAACATGTATCTAAACATGTTATTCCCTATATTTTTATTGGTATAATGTCCCGTAATTACGCAATTCATATTATTATTTATATTAAAATATTTTTATAAAAATCTACATCAGTTAATCCATTCATTATAATCCCATCATAACAAATTTCTTGAGTATATGGAATATTTTGAATTGTAGATTCAATTATGTTAGTCTTTAAATAAAATTTTAAGTTATAATTGCATACATTTTTCATGTATGATTTTTTATTTGAAAAATAGTTAATTATTTCTTGTAATTTATGATATTGTATATTTTGATTAATATCATCCAATTTTGATATAATATCATCAACTTTTATATCTTCTTTAATTATTATATCAAAATTATTATATAAAAACTCTAAACTTTCTGAATGTTTTTTTGTGTACTCTAAAAAATCGATTCTATTTTTTAATAAATTTATATTATTTTTAATTCTATTATTAATATCAAATTTATCATTATGTAAAATTATAAAATTGTCTAGATATTTTGCCGTGGAATTGCTCATACTGTGACTTAATTTAAAATCCTTTATTGGATTAGTAAATATATTATTATTTTTTCCAATAATTTGTTTTCCATATTGTATGTTTTTTCTTAGATTATTAGAATTTAATTCATATAATTTAAAATTATTAGAAATATCTCCAAAATTTGGAGTATTGTGAATCCACATTGAAATAATAGATTCTTGATTTGATATGTTTATTAATTTTTCATTTATTTTTGTATTATCAAATTTATTTTCATTTGAATTGTAATAAGTCAAAAACTCATCAGTATCCATTATTATAAAAAAATTACTAACACTCCTTAGATAAGAATAAAAATTGGAATAATATGTTATATTATGTAAAATGTTTACATCATCTTTAATATATTTTAATTCAAATCCTTTGTATTTATATTTTTCGTAAACACTTTTAACTAATTTAGATGTACTATTATTATCAAATACAATTAAATTATCCCAACCAACAATTTTTGAATGATATAAAAGCCAAGGTTCAATTAAATTATCTTCATCCTTAGTTTTTAGAACTATTTTTAAATTAGATACCCCCATAATAATATTTTTTTAATTTGATATAAATTTTAATAAAAAAATTTAATTTTTTAGAAACATTTAAATTGTTATCTTCTTTATATTTTAAAATGAATTTTATTTTCTCCTCCGCATTCAATGGAGGAGATATAAAATGAATTATAAATGAATCTGGTTTAATTATCGTTTTAATATCATTAGTTACGGATATTAAATTTGTATATTTTTGCAATATTAAATCATTAACTATATGAGATTTACAAAAATAATAACACATAAATGCTTGCTCAAAAAAGTATTCTCCAGCCCAATTCTCCATAAACCAATTTAAATTTTCAAAATGTTTTTGCATTTTATTTGAATTTCTAAATAAAAATTGTCCAGCATTAAATGGCATTTGTCTATTTTTTTCCATTTCTTCTATATGAATTTTATCCAAAAATTCAAATCCATGATAAAATGAATTATGATGTAAATAATTTAAATTGTGATTATATGCTGAATAAAAGGTATTTGTATCTAAATTTTCTGAAAATAATTTATTAATATCTTTGGTTACTATAATATCACAATCTAAAAACAATATATTTTTATAATTATTAATATCTTTAAATTCAAAAATTCTAGTTTTATTTTTACTAGCCTCAACACCATCTAATGGAGTTTCTGTTAAGTGATACTTAGGTTTTATTTTTTTATTAAAAGATAATTTTTCTATTATCTTCTTAGTGGTATCATCTGTTATAATTAAAATATCAAAGCGTTTTTTGCTATTATCTAAAATAGAATTTATTGAAATGTTTAATAATTCGGTATATCCTTTATCAAAATATACACTATAATATATTAAATTTTTCTTACCAAATGGCGTATCAAATACATTCTCTACTGAACAAATTTTATTATTTAATTCTTTTAAACAATCAAATCTACCTTTAGGTGAATCTTCAAATGTTTTTGATATATTATATCTCATGCATTTAAGAGCACCATTATTATGATTTCCATCATAATTTGCTTTTGATATATCATCAAAATCTATAACTTCTATAACACCATTTAAGTATACAGTTTTATATCTTAATTTAATAACATGTTTTAATCTATTATCAGAAAAAACTATAAAATTTAAAGATTTAACATGCTGTGTAGATATGTTATGTGTTTTAAATATATGAAAATTTTCTTTATCTTTAGTATAAGATACTTGAAGATATATCTCCTTTATTTGATCTATATTTTCTTTTATTTTTTTAGGAATGGTAATTTTCATTTTAACTATTTAGATAACTAAAATAAAATTATAGTACCATGAACTTTTCCTTTATTATTTTCTTTTTTTTGAAAAGTAGCGTTTCTATAAACTGTGCCTAAATTTTGAGAGTCATCTAGAAATATTGCATTACCCTTGATTTCTCCACCTAAATTTTTGGAATTGCCTCTAAATTTAGCGTCTTCTAAAATTTCGCCATTATTAATTGATTTATTGTGAAATTCTGCTATTTTTACGAAACCACAATTTTGTGAATTTCCAGCAAAAACAGCAACAGATTTTATATCCCCATTATTTCTAGAATTTTCAGAAAAAATAGCAGAATTTTTCACAATACCATTATTAATTGACATTCCATAAAACATACCAGCATTAATATCTGTATCGTTCACGGAATCATTATTAAAAATAAATGGCATTTCTTGCATAATTATGCCTTATAAGTAGCATTACCATTAAAAACCGCATTCCCGATAATATTACTGCTAATGTTTGTACTATTGGTCGAGGAAAACGATATTGTATTAGTAGAACCAACACTAATTGTTGTTGGAGATATCCAATCTAAATAATCTGTATTTATATTAATTGAAACTTTTCCAATTATTGAAGCATTATTGTTAGATTGTGGTAATGCGTTTGAATTATAAGTATGTCTATAATCCGAAAACCAATTATTTAAATCATACCAATCATTATTAACTTGAGGATAAAAATAATATCTAGTTAAATAATTTGCTGATGGAATATCAAATGATCCACCATCAACTATGTTAAAAAATTGTTTAACATATTTTGTAGTAGCAATTTGATTGTCAAAATTGGCTTTTGGTGGTGTTGCCGCACAAACTGATGAAAATCTTGTAGTATTATTAAATGTCTTATCACCAATAATAGTTTGATATGTATCAGCTATGTTTACTAAATTTCCAGTTCCAGCTATTTTTAATGCTCCATTATTGCTTCCATAATATAAATTATTATCAACTTCATTATACGCTAATTCACCACCAGACAAAACACTAGGTGATCCAGCTTGTCCAAAAAGTCTGCGTTTAATTTTTAATAAAAAGCTCATAAGAAATTAAAATCCACCACCATCTAAGTTCGAAGCTATTCTATGAACAAATTCAGTATTTGCCACTAAACTACTAGAATCCGATAAGGATGGTGTTAATGCCATTGCAGAGTTTCCCAAATCAACCAAACCAATAAATGTTTTTTCTGCTTGTATAGTTTGATTTGAATCTAAATCAATATACGCACCAGAACCAGCAATTTTTCGTATTTCTCCACCAGAAGCACCATAGTAAAGAGTATTATCGATTTCGTTATATGCTAATTCACCATTTTCTAATGAACTAGGAGCACCAGCAGAACCAAAAATTCTGCGTTTAATTTGTATTAAGTTTTGTAAAAATGTTGACATAAGTTTATATATTGATTTTTCTACCAAAAAAAAGGGGCGGCGGTAATATTACCCCCGCCCCTTAATTATATTTTTAATTATTAATTAAAATGTTCCTGCATCCATAACGCAATTAAATAAAGTTGCGTTATTGATTGATGTTGCAGTCAATGAACTGACGGAAATAGTACCACCAGTGATCGAAACACTATCATAATTCTGAGATGCAATTGTTCCTAGAACAGTAACTCCAGAAGTTGCAGTTAACGTACCAAAATTAGTTTCTAATGCAGAAATTCTATTATTAGAACCTGTATTAGCACCAGAAAGCGCAGTGATCTTCTCAGCAACATGAACGAAATAATTCGAATCATCATTGATTGCAGAAGCCAATTCGCTTAAAGTGTTTAATAGTGCAGGAGCACCACCAACAAGATCAGTAATTAATTGATCTGCATATGCTTTTGCACCAGATAGTACAAGAGCATCACGATTAACCATATCACCACTTAATGCAACAATCTCAGCATGTGCTGCTGAACTGAGGCTAGTAACTCTACTGTTTATAGCTTGATCATTAGCTGTGATACTATTGTTTAATGTACTGGAAACTGTGCCTACATCAGTACGAAGAGTACTGATTCTATCAGCTAATGCACCAGAAGCTGTACCTACATCAGTGCGAAGAGTACTGATTCTATCAGCTAATGCACCAGAAGCTGTACCTACATCAGTGCGAAGAGTACTGATTCTATCAGCTAATGCGCCAGAAACTGTACCTACATCAGTACGAAGAGTACTAATATCTTGTGCTAATGCGCCAGAAGCTGTACCTACATCAGTACGAAGAGTACTGATTCTATCAGCTAATGCACCAGAAGTGGTTTGAAGCGCAGTTGTTAAATCGTAATTATAACTAGTTAATTGAGCTTCTAGAGTTGAAGATACACCGTCAACGAATGTAGTAACTGCTGAACTAAGACCTTCAATTGCAGTGGCAATCGGAGTTAGAATTTCTTTCCAGTGGTTAACATCAGTAGGATCTTCAACAGCTAAGATGTAAGTTTTGCTGGTAGATGTTACGATAGCAACATCTCCAACTTGAACACCAGTAAGACCAAGCATTGCAGTTTCATCAGCAACTACGTGAGTGTCTGTGATTGCAAGACCAGGTAATGTGCTAATTGCTAACTTACCTTGTGCATCTAGAATTGGAAGTTGTCCAGCGTTATTCCCAGCAGCGCGAAAAGCTGCTGTTGATAAACTATCATGAAGACTAGTAATATCACTATGTAATTGTCCAGAAGCAGTTTGGACATCACTACGAAGGCTTGTAATACTATCATTTAAAGTAGTAGAAACCGTTCCTACTTCAGTATGAAGACTGGTAATACTATTGTTTAATGTAGTAGAAACAGTACCTACTTCAGTACGTAAATTTCCAATATTAGTGTTTAATGTGCTAGAAACACCACTAACCAAAGAAGTAATATAACCATTACCCCCAATTGGTATGATGCTTGTAGCCATTCCGTTTGCGTCTTGACCTTCACCATAATACAAAGTATTATCTACTTCGTTGAAGGCTAATTCTGCGTTATATAATTCAGAAGGAGCACCAGATAATGCTCCAAATTCATTTAATCTTCTTTTGATTCTAATTGTGTTTGACATAAATTTTTTTTTTGGTTTAGCGATTGTCGCTATTATTATTTAGTCGAAAGTCAATCCATTATTTTGATTAAATTAAAAATAAATCAAAAATTAAAACTCTCCACCATTAAGGCTGGTTTCTTCTACTAATTTACCATCTTTATAACCTAGCAAAACGCCATCATGTATTTGATCTGGAGTTTGTTGTGAAGATAAAGGAACAGCAAAATTCACTAATTCCTCTAAACTAACACCATCAAGAATAGCAGAAGCTGGATTTAATTTTGTGCTTAATTCGTTTCTTATATGATAGATAACATCATCTAAACTTATTCCACCAATTGGTACTAATTGCATATTAAAATCCTTCCCATAACATATATTTTCTACTAGAATTTGCACAATATACTGAAACATCACCATGATATACCTGTTCATCAAAGAATGATTCTCCAAATCCATCTGATGCTGGTTTTAAAATAATGTTCCAAGAGGTATCACTTGCGCTTAACCCAAATTTAACATATAAAATTCCACTACTATCTAAAGTAGGTGTTAAATTTCTACAAAATAATGCTTTTCTTATAGAATTAGCAGTTAATACTTGACCGTTTGTAGTCCCAACAGTATGGTTATTAACACTATCATAGTTATTTCCATGATTTACTGTATAAACTGCTTGAGCATACATTTCTCTTGGAATATCATTATTCACTTTAATCCAAGAGAAATTTTCTCCAACTGATGACCATAATGGAGATGCAGATAATATTGGATACAAATTTGACATATAATATTATTTAGTTAGAAGATAAACTAATATTCAAACAAGATAAATTAAATGTATTATTTTGTTGACTTACTCCAATATATAGTGTACCATCAACTTCATTAAAAGCTAATTCACCACCTTGTAATTCTTTTGGTGGACCAGAATCACCAGATAATCTTCTTTTTATTCTAAAAATAATTGACATATATATCTATTTAATAAATTAAAAATAGATAAATCATTTTATGACAAAAAAGGATTGTTTAAAATTATTAAATAATGTTATAAAATATATTCCAGAATTAGATTGTTTTGAAGATATCTGTATAGAATTAGATATAGAAGAAGATGAATTAGAATTGATTTTATCATCTAAGATTACTAATATTATTAATGACGATCTTGAATAATAGATTAGATAAAATAACTTGGTTTTTAGAATTAGCTAAAGTAGCTGCATTAAGATCTGAAGATCCTTATAAAAAGGTAGGAGCAGTAGCTATTAGACCAGATAACTCAATAGCAGCAGTCTCCTATAATGGAGCACCACCTAAAATAGAAATTGATTGGTCTGATAGAGACGCGAGAAGACCATATGTGATCCATGCAGAGATCAATCTCACAAATTATATAAAACCGCATGAATGTAATAAAGTCGCGCTTACATTATCGCCATGTGTCGATTGCCTGAAGAGCATGACTTCATACGGCATACAAGACATATATTTTCTAGAGAAATACGAAAATTCCGATTACAATCTTGTTGACAAAATAGCAAAAATGTATAAAATAAGATTACACCATATAGTATGAACGTAATTACTCCTTTAGTTCAATTTCAACAACAATTAAGAATTTTCCATTGGCAAACAGATTCTTATGCCCAACACAAGGCTTTCGGAAAAATTTATGAATCATTAGATGATCTAGTAGATTCATTTGTAGAGAAATATATGGGTACTTTTGGTAGAAGCAAGCCCACTACAACTTTTGTTTTGGAATTAAAACCATTATCCACATCTAATGTGGATATAGCAATTCAGCATTTCATTGATTATCTAAAAGATATGGATAATGAAATTCCAGATAATACAAATTTACTAAATATTCGAGATGAGATTTTAGGTGAAATCCATCAATTAAAATATCTTTTATCTTTAAAATAATGAGCACAAAACATAAATCCAAACTACCTACCGTACCTACCCGTTTAGGTAAAGCTAATTCACCAACAACCGAAGTTATTAATAATGCTGTAGAAGTTTCTTCCAATACAGAAACAAATATTACTGCTGCTGTTGAGATAACAGAACCCGTAGTATCAATACCTGATGAGCCAAAAAATACTAGCTACGAATATAAGGTTATAGTTTCTAGAAACGATATCAATATGTTGCAATCTACTGTGACAAACCATTTAAACAGTGGATGGGAACTTTCTGGTGGAGTTTCATGCACTATGTATGCAGATAGCTATACTGCTTCAACTATTTGGTCACAAGCAATTTACAAAAAAGTTTCTAATTAATTAATAATATATGGGTACACTTAATACAGTGAAAAATGGAAAGGGATCAAATCCCAGACCTATTTCAAATATTAAAAAATTTGTAGATAACTGGGACGCAATTTTTTCTAAAAATTCTCTTGCAAAAGAAAAAGAAACCTGCGAT